AAGTTTTTGCTCGTTTGGATAAATTTCCAAATCTTCGTTGCTCATTAAATCTGCTCCAGCATCTGTGGGATGAGCACGATAAGGAAGTTGAGCTCCTGGCTTTAGCATACACTCTAGTTGCGTATAGCTCATAGTATTTACATTGTAAGTACCATTTGAAATTATTGTTGTTCCGTTCATTTTAAATATAACTCTAAGGTTTCGTCAATTTGTTTGCAATTTTCAGTACCAATCGCGTCTTCGCAAAAGGTTACTAAATCCATTAATTTATAGTTTAATTCTAATGTATCTTTACATTCGTTTAGGGCTTGGATGTATTTATATTTACCGCTAATAGGGATGCTTGCAATAATGTCATAGGTACTGCCATACTCATTAACCAAGCCGACGGCTCTTTTAGGNCCAATGCCTGGAACGCCAAAAACATTATCGCCAGTATCACCAGTAAGACACTTAATACTAATGTAATCTTCGGGATTAAAGTCATAATGATCGTTCCAGTTATCAACTGTAACTTCTTTGCGTGTAACATAACTAAACCTTGATACGTTAGGTTGAACTAATAAATCCCAGTCTTTGTCTGAGCTAACTAGCCAGATATCATCAACAGGGAGTTTTGATTTTTTTGATACAATATATGCTGCAATGTCGTCAGCCTCGACGCCTTGAAAGCGTAAAACTGGAAAGTCGGTATTTTCAGCAATATGTTCTAGTGTTTTGGTAAAGTCTTCAAAGAACAATTCAAAAGCTGCTTTTTCAGCGTCTGTTTGATTCTCGAACTTATCTTTACGATTTTGTTTGTACTCAGGGTAAATAGCTTTGCGATAGGAACTTGACCCCATATCACCAGCAATAATCACATGACTTGCTTTATATGATTTTTTAAGACTTTGAACTGTGCGTAAGTAGTCCTCTGCAAAATCTGTTGCACCACTATGTTTATAGCGAAATGCAAGATTAAGAGAGTCAACAACTAACAGAGTGTTGTTTGATTCGGTAATTTTTGAGAATGTTTTTGACATATAGTTTGCGTGTTAATCTGTTATTATACCACTGTTAAGTTGTTTTGTCAAGTTACAAATACTGGTTGCTCCCACTTTAACCAATCTTCTAGCAGTGCAGCATAGAATTCGTGGTCTTCGTGGTTGTAGTAAAGGCAACGATAGTTTTGTGAGTTAGGCATTTCATCAAAAGCAACAAATACTTTGCTGCGATCAAATTTAAAAATCAACAAAGGTTTTTTGCCTACTTGAGTGCCTTGACGAGTAGTCTGTTGCCAGAATTCTACTAGTTGTGGAGTCTTGGATGTTAGTAAGTGTGAAGTAAGGTGATCTTCCGCATAGCCTTTAACTTCGACACACCAAAGGTTGGTTCGCCCAGGAACGTATAAATCGCCCTTGAGTAAATGTTTAGGGTCAAGAGCACCTGATCCAGGCACTCTTTCCCACGCTAAACCTGTATGCTTTTTTAACAGATCACGTACTGTGGTCTCTGTTCTAGCACCTTTGGCTCTAGGATCTACGGACATTACGCTTCTTTGGTAGCTTCGCTTGGAGTTTCCACAATCGGGGTAACTACTTCAACAGCTGCTGCTACTTTAACAGCGGCTTTAGCAACTTTAACAACTGGTGCTTCTACTACAGCTTCTACACCTTTAGTTTCGATAGTGCAACTAGGATCAACTCGAAAAGTTGCTTTGCCTTTCCCAAGCACTGCTACTAATGCGTATTGATGATCCTCAATGCTATCACCTATTGCTAAAGTTTTTCCGTTTAGGACAACCTTTACGTTTCCGTCAATTTCTTCTAAAATCATATTATACCTCTATTTGGGATATGTTGTTGCGTTTAATAACATTAATCTTTTCTAGTAGTGGATGACTAAAGCCATGACTTACTAAGAAAGTATTTAAATGTTCTTCGTGTAGTAACACTTCTACTAACTTTTCTTTACCATCAGTATCTAGCGTTTCTACAGTTTCATCCAGTATTAATAGATTGATTCTAGAACTGGACAATGTTTGCATTAGTTTTCTAATAGCTAACAAAGTTGCTACGTTAACTCTTGCTTTTTCACCACCACTAAGAGCCAAAATTTCAATATCTCTTCCATTATCAGTAATAACAACATTTAATTTGTCACTAGCACTGATTTTAAAACCAATTTGAAATCTTCCATCGCTTAGATCAACCAAATATCTATTTGTAATATCTTCTAAGTCTTTTACTAAACTCTCAATTTTATACGCTACTAAACCTGTTGTACTAAATGTCTTTGTTAAAACATTTAAAATACTCATTCTTTCGCTTAACTCATGCAGTTTACCACTATAAGTTTCTAGTTCTTGGTTCATTTCAACCAATTGTTTTGACACTAAGTCTACTTTAGTGTTGTGTGCAGTTACTTCTTTGTTATACTGCTCTGCTTCAACAATTTTACGTTTAGTAGCGGTAATTGAATTTTGTAATTCTGTAAATTGTTGTTGTAAGGTTTGTTTGTCTAATAGTGTTTCTGGTAATTCTGTACTTATAAGAGCATGGTACTTTTCCCAATCTTCTTGCGACTTTTGAGCTTCTTGCCAAGCTATTTTTTGCTGTTTAATTTCAACTATTTTTTGAGTATAACTCACGGTTTCTACAGCAGCTATTTCAGCTTCTCCAGTTTTTTCTTCAATTAATTCAGCTACTTTTTCTTCATCAATATCTGATAAACAAGTAGGGCACGTTCCGTGCAGTGCTTTCATTTTTATAATAAAAGCCTGAGCATCACTAACTGTTTTAGATAGTTTTGCTACTTCTGCTTGATAGCCTTCTATACCTTCTTCAGGCTTTTGAGGAATTGGCAGTAGTTTAATCTTTGACTGTAGTTGCTTGTAAGTATTGTTTTGGGAAATCTTTTTATTAGTAGACTCAATACTGTTTATACTAGAATCTAGTGCTGCAGCTTCTGTTATAAGATTTGTATCTAGTTCAGGGCTTGCAATAATCTCTTTTAGGGTTAAATCAGCTTTTTCATACTTATTTAACCAACTTGCTACAGTATTTACTTGTGATTGTACGCCAGCAATATCTTTTGTAAGTTGAGTGCTTATTTCTTTGAAAACTTCAGCAGCACGAGTATACTTACCTAAATTAAGTATTTCAATAAGAAACTTTTTACGAGCAGTATCAGGAGCAGTTAAAAACTCTAGACTGCTGGCATTTGACTGATAAACAATCTGTGCAAAACTTTTATGATCAAAGCCTAAAATGTCTTCGATCATTTTATACGTTGCTGTTGCAGTATGTGCGCTTATATCAACACCTTCTTTAAATAGTTTTACTATTTGTGCCGTACCACGACTAGACTTAATTGTATAGTCTACATCATCTCGATTAAAGTCTAGTTCAATACTATACGACTTATCTTTAATGTGTCTGTTAAGAATGTCTGCTTTCTTAATACCTTTTGAATTTTTATTGAATAATACTTCTTCTAGTATAAGAGCAATAGAACTTTTACCGTGCCCATTTTTACCCACTAATTGTGTGAGTGGAGCTGCAACAAAGTCAATCTTATTATCTTTTCCGTAACTAAAGGCGTTAGCCCATCGTAGTTGTTTTATAGTTATCATTTACGAGTAGTCTCTTTTTTAGTTCTGGTAACCCACCTATATACTTACCACCAATAAAAATCTGTGGAACGCTTCGGGCATTAGGTACTTTTTCAATCAAATCTTTTTTAGTGTATGTGCCTACACCAATCATACACTCCGTATACTCAATAGCATATGAAGTTAATAATCGTTTAGCTTCTTGGCAGGCAGGGCAGTTAGTTTGTGACCAAACTTCTGCTTTATTCTGATTCAATTTTGTCTGCATGGTTCTGAAACTCCTTTAGTACGTTTTCAATAGTATCTTCTGGCAACTCTAATATGTAAGCAAGATACTCACGAATCTCTTCTGACATAGACATTTCTTTGTCTAAGATTAGTGCTGAATCTGTATCTCGCTTAATTACTTTACGATCAATTAAATCGGAATCTTCTAGTTCACCAAGTTCTTGCATATCGCCTTCAACCTGGTAGATTGTATGATCGTAATCAGTTTGCGGTTTAGGGTCGTGTACTGCAACTGTCTTACGAATAAGTTGCGGCAACTGTAGCTTACGCCATTCATGCTCTAGGTTATTGGTATCCAGTAAAACAACACCAGTAGCCACATTCCCGCGATGAAAGCTAGTAGTAACGGGACTTCCAGGATAGATAATATTTTTTTGCGAGTTTTCATAGCTGTGCAAGTCACCTGCTAAAACAACGTCATAGCTAGCAAATAACTCTAAATCCATTTCAGGCTTTACATGGGGAGGAATCTCTCCGCGAACATGAGTAAAACAAATGTTTCCACGAATTTCAAAAGGATTCTTTTCAAATTCTTTTAATTTATTATATGGTATAAAATCCATATTTTCTATTTTNCAGTAGTCATCAATAATTTCTACTTGCGGATTTAGTCTGTTAGTAACTTGTTTTAAGTTTGTTAAAAAGGTTGTATCTTTCTTAACAGCCTCATGATTTCCAGCATAAATAATTGTTGGAATCTTACAAGAGTTAACTAAATCAAAATACGTCTCTAGTTCTTCCATATTAGGAAGTTTGTCAAAAACATCTCCGCCAATAACAAAAAGATCACACTCTTTTTGAATAGCTTCTAGTTGACTCCAGAGCATATTAAACCTATTCTTTGCCCACTCAATAGGTACGTTTTTCTGACCCAATTTGATATGGACGTCAGCTGTAAATAATACTTTCATATTGCCTTATGAGACAGAAAAGCCCGCTAAGCATTTTGTTTAGCGGGCTTTAGTTTGTTAACCAAGTTCTTTGACTGCTTCTTGCTCAGAAGAAGGGGCTTCGCCATCTTCGTCTTGTTGAGTTGTAATCTTATCTAACAAGGCTTTTACATCTGCTTCGGTAGGACGAGGAAATTTCTCATCAATATTCTTAGCAGCATTAGCTAGAGCACGCTCGTCATCAGTTAATGGGCGGGCTTTGCAACGCAAAACTTGCAATGTGTATTCAACATTAAAAGGTAGAGGTCCTGTCTTTACACGCTTAAACACAACATCCCAACCTGTATCATGGTCAGTAGGGTCACCTAAATCTTCAGCCGCTGTAACGATTTGCTCGAACAGTTTCTTTTTGAGATTTAGAGCAACAACTTTCTGCGACTTAGGGTCGATACAGTTTACAGAGTAGCTCCAAGAGCATTTTGCTTCTGGAAAGTACTCGCTAACATGATCTTTCTCAATGTTATCAAACTTTTCTTTTTCACGACTAAATGCCAAACATTCAACTGGAATATCTTTATTGTTAGTGCCTTTAAGCCAATAAATATATCGTGGAAGAACTCCGCCAATTAAGCGGACTGTATTTTCGCCATCTTTGTATTCGTAAGATTCGACTTTGTTTGATTGTGCTTTACCTTTGGTATTTTTAAAACTAAGTGCCATTTTTATTTTTCCTCGTATTTGAAGTTAATTTTGTTTTCTGTTATTTTTAGTAGCGGATTTGATTTTATTGCGTTTAAGTCAATATCTGAATAGTAAGATAGGTCTAGATATGTGTAACCGTAATGTTTATATATGGCGTAATTTCTACGCCCCGCTAATCTTATGTATTGTGCTTTATGTACAATATCTGTGCTTGTATCAGTAAATAATCGAGCAGGGTTTATTAGAAAACTATTACCCTTTAAGTTAAAAATCGGCTTGATTTTACTGTATTGGTTTTTAGGAATAGATTTTCTAATAAAATGCAATCTTAAAGTTTCAACTAGTTTTGTGGAGTCGCATTGTGTTTCGGACTCAAGCAATCCAAGGTTGAAGAAAAGGGTCATATACTGAAACTTAATAATATTATACCATTTTAGATATCATTTGACAAGTGAAATTTTATCTACGCTAACACTTTCCAGCCTTTGCGGAGATAAAGCCCTAACCTATCTGTGTTTTGCTTTTTATCAGCGTATCCAGCAAATTGAATGTCTACTATAATCGGGTCTAGTTTACCGTCATGCATTCGCATAATCCTACCAGCAATTTGTTCTAGTAAACTATCGTTTGACATAGGAACTGCTAAAATTACGCAACTTAGGATGTTGATTGAGATTCCTTCTGAAAATATCTGCCTGCTTCCAGCAATGCACATTTTTTCTTTGGCAAGGATTTGAGCCTTGGCTTGCTGTCTATCTTCAAAACTAGTTCCCCCAGTAACCAACAAACACGTTTCACCAACATACTCTTTTACTTTCTCTAAGAATTCTACTCGATCAGCAATAACTAAAACACTGTGTCCTTCTGCGACGTGCATTTTAGCTATATCTGCAATAAATTGTCTGTATTTATCATCTTGAGTAAGATCAGTAATCTTCTCTACCCAAGTAACATTAGGCTTAAGTGTTATTCCACTTTTAACCATGTGAATAGTAGGCGGCATAGTATTGGATACTGGAGGTTTTAGTACTGTTGTACCAAAGTAATCTTTAAATAAGATATGCTTACCATCTTTTCGTATCATAGTACCACTAAGAGCTACTCTGTATCTAGCATGAAAGCTATCGACTGTTGCTGCAAATGTTGTTGCGGGACAGTGATGCGCTTCATCTAATATTACTGTTCCAAACTCTTTAGCAAGTTCAGCAGTATGCTTAACTAAAGTCTGTATGTTTGCAACTGTAATAAAGTGATCTTCGTAATCTAAGTCACCACCACCTATAATTCCACATTCGCAGCCAAACAGTGTTTCAATTTCTTCAATCCACTGATCTCTGAGAGCTGCGGTATGTGTTATAACTAAAGTCTTTTGTCCAAACTTTCGGGCAAGATGTAGTGCCGTAAAAGTCTTGCCCCAACCTGGTAAAGCATTTATAAAGCAAGTACCTTCTACTTCATTGTAGATTGTTTGTTGATCTTCATATAGCTCAAATTTAGGGACAGGATAAGGAACAGGAACTAAAACTCGTTTATCTATTATCTCGTAATCTTGTGGGATTAAATCTGTACGTCCTTGCGGAATAGAAAGAATACCCTTGATTAACGACTTATAGTTTTTAATTGTTTCTACACTAGCAAATTTCTTTGATCCAGTGTCTTTGTGTATTTTGTAGGTAAGAGACTTAATTATATGTTTAGTATGCTCTACACCTGGATTGTCTAAGTATATTCTGTTTGATATAACTGCTTTTGCCACTACACTAGTCTCCACGTATCTTTTTGCGGATATTCATAGTAGCCATAAAATAAATAGCTATTATCCATATATAAAACCCCTGCGTATTGGTGATAGCTTTCAGGCTGAACCATAGTTTTGAATCTATGAGCCACACCTTCTAGTTCTAATACACACCCTATACCATCTGCAGGTAATACTTTACTAATCTTCTTTGTTGTCAGTTTGGCGCGTGTAGATTTTTTATGTTGAAAAACGTGTCCATGGCTGTCTATAAACCATGT